ACAGTATGTTTCTAATGTTTGAAGATGGTTTTCTAATTTGCAAATTCTATCTTGCATTGCTTCTAATCTAAATCTGTTGTAATCTAATAAATCTTTCATTTGTTAAAGTGTTAAAGTTAATACTAAAGTAAAAAATAATCCCCATAAAATAAATGCTAATCCGATGTCTTTTAAATTTTGTTTCATTTTGTTTGTTTTTAGTTTGTTATTTCTTTGGCAAATATATAACTGTTTTAGATATAAAAGTGTTAATGAAAAGTTAAAGTTTTAAAATAAAAAAAGGGACACTAATTAAAGTATCCCATTTCTAACAAACAAAAACAAAAAAAGACTTAAAAGCAGTTCTTAAGGTATGCTATCCAAGTTCATTAACCTTATTATTATAATATTCAATCATTTCAATCAAATCTACATCAGCAAATTTAACTATTTTTTGGGATTTTATATAAAGTTCTTCTGGAAAGTTTTCACCATATTGTGAACAAAGATATTTAGTATATAAGTAAATTTCACCTGCTCTAAATACATTACAACCTGCACATTGAACGTTACAGTTTTGTTCATCCCATCTTGTTGAATAATGCCTTCTACTTGCCCAATGACCATTTTGGAGTTTAGACCAATGGTCTTTTTTACCACAAGTAACACAAGTAGCAATTTCATCAATAGCATCTTTACGTCTTATATATTGACTAAAGACTGTATCTAATTTTATCACTAAACTTTTACGTGTTGGCTTTTTCATTTGTCAAATGTATACAATATCAATTAACAATATTTGTAAATAACTAATTTTAATTTATTGCAATAATGTCAAAAAAAACTTGTAATTTTGAAATGTTCTTAAAAACAAAAAAAGATTAAAAAAAATAATTAAAAAAAAATAAAATAAACAGAACAAAAAACAAAGTGTGTTGCGGATAATTATCTTCCTTGACCTTTGTATTTCTTTTGATAATTTTTAGAAGATTTTAATTTAGAAGATTTTGTTTTTGAATGTACACCTGGTCTTGAAATATTAGTTTCTATACGGGTAGAAACCACCGTCTGTTTTGCCATATTAAATAAATTATAATTATAATTAAAATATATCCTATTGGGTTAGAAGTTTTCGCTATATGTTTAACTTTTGTATTTTCAGTGACTTTTGTGTCTTGTACTTTTAACTCGTTTTTAACCACTTTTATATCTTGGACTTGTATTGTATTGTCTTTTGTCTTTTTGTAGCTTAAAACAACGTTTTTGTACGTTATACCGTTTACTACAATATCTTTGCAAGTATCTAATGGAGTAATAGTAAATTCATCAGTTATAATATCGTTTTTAGTTTCTATTTTTATATCTTCAACTGTCGCAATTTTAGCCGATATGTGCGACAAAGAATCTTTCTTAACCTCATCTATAACTACCTTACGAGTACCGCAAGATGATAACATTGTAATTACAATAGAAGCTAATAAAACTGCTAACCAAAATGATAAAACTCCTTTATTCTTTGAAATAATTGTCTGCTTCAATTTGTCGTCTTTTAGTTAAACCTGCTAATTTTTTAGTTCCTACTTTATCCCATTTTAAAAATTCATCTAAAATTGAATGGTCTAATCTATTATTATTTACTTTTTTTAATAATGTACTTCTCATAAAATTTGCAACTCCAACATTATAAGCAAATGAAACTAAAGAGTTAAATTGATTTTGAGTTAAAGGTTGTGTAACACATTTAGAAACTCTTTTGGCAAAATTATCAGCAATGTCTTTAAACATATCAAATGCTTCAGCTTTAGTTATTGATTTATCTACCATAGTAACTTTTTTACCATCTTTGTAAAAAGTATTACCATAACCAATTGTAGCTAATTTAGCAGGGCATAAATATGGTTTAGCACTAAAGCCTTCAAACTCACAAATCAACATATAGCCTTTATTGTCCAGTTTCATCTTTTACTTTTTTATTAAATGATTCATATATTTTTACTCCAGTATATACAATAGATAGCAATAATAACATTATTTTTAACGTGTTCTCAATATTAGTGAACGTTATAACCATTGTAAGCGAATTAAGTAGGTACAGTTTAGCAGACTCCATTTTATTAACTTTTTAATTTTGTAACTATATCTGTAAATCCTTGAATGCTTACATAAGCAGTTGCTATTACTACCCAATCTTGAGATGTTAAATCTCCAGCGAATAATCCACAACAAGCTATAACAAACACCATTAGCTTACGTGATATTATTTTATTTAATATTTTATCTATATTATTCATAAAACTTCATCTAATCTGTCGGCTTGTAAATACCAAAAACCATCTCCTTCTTGTATATCTGTCCATCTTAATGTCTCGCCACAAGGTAAACCAAAATAAGCATTTACTATTTCTAAAGCTGCTTGGGCTTCTTCTAATGTGTTGTATTTATATTCTACCATACCGAATAATATGTGTTAATGTTTGATTCTATTTGTGTTCTATTTGATGAACCTGTAAATGATATTACTTCTGAAATATAACCATTTGTATAGTTAAAAGCCCCACCAATCCTTCCTATTGATATAAAAGCATTTAATACTGATGATGAAGATACAGAAGCTGGGGATAATATTGTTCCATTTGAATAGGCACTTGTTGTTGAAGTTCCACATATTAATTCATATAATCTATTTACATTGGGAGTTATAGTCAATCCTGTAAATATGTTAGCACTAACATAAGATATAGCATTAGCGTTAGGTAAATAAAATCTTGAAGTAGCAGTACCATTAATGCTAAAGAAATTTGTGCTTGTTGTTGTTATAGGATTTCCTATTACATAACTTGAAACATTATTATAAGTAATAGCCGTGTCATTTATTGTTAAATAATTAAATAAAGAAGATTGAAACCTAACCGCTACTTTACCTTGTGATGTTTCTAATGTTGCAACACCTAAATTTAAACTTACTAATCTCGGTTGATTTCCAGCTGTTGCTTGTGTTGGATTTTTATTATTTCCACTTTGGTCATACCACGTTACAACAAATATTTCGCAAGGATTATAACCATCAGCATTTATAAATCCACTTGATGCACAAAATTGACCTAAATTAGTTGCTAATGTTACTGTACCTGAAACATAAGTAATAGCACTATTTAAACTAATTGTATTATTAGAATCAAAACTTAAATCCACTGTTGTTGTAGTTGCACTTGGTGTTGTTGTTGTTCTTCTAATTCTTAAACAAGCTCCAGTATATGCAGTTCTTAATTTTCGTAAAGAATAAGCGTGATGTGCTGATGGATATAAATCTAAAATATAAGAAAAATTACTCCAAACAAGATTGTTACCAAGGTAAACCGAACTGATTTGATTTGTACCAAACTTTATATCTGTCAAATTATTTAATCCTAATGCTATACTCATACTATAAAATAAAGTGTTGTAGCGTCTTTTGTTCCAATAGCAGCATATTCAGCAGCAGTTACCGTTGTTATTGTATTTGTTGTGTATGTTGTAGCTACGTTCTTTGATATTTTACCTGCTAAATCAGTTGTTAAATTTGTAACTTGTGCTTGTGTAATTGTTGGAATATCTGTTGCAATTAAAGCAGTTCCAGCAGTTACTAATCCTTTTGCATCATAAGTTATTTTTGTATTTGTTGCTGGTGTTATATTTGCATTCTTTATTACTAAATTACTTATGTCTTGGTCTCCTGTATTAGTTCCGCTTAAATTACTTGCACCTATTGCCCCTGTAAATGTTTTTGCTCCAGCGATAGTTTGCGCTTCTTTTGTAATGAGTCCTCGTATTGCAGTTGGACTTGCATCAGGTAAATTAAGCGTATGTGTACTTCCACTTGAATTAATAGCGAAGTCTGTTCCTGATGTTCCTACTGCAAAATTTTGAACTTGTGCTTGTAATCCATTTAAAGCAGTTAATCCAGCGGTAAATGTTGTTATTACTTCACAAAGATGTCCATTTTGTGTATGTAGTGTAATTGTTTTACTTGAAGCATTTACATAAACTCTAATAGCTAATCTATCATTAACTGTTAATACTGTTTCAGGAACTGCTAATGGTGTAAAATAAGCATCAATAGCCGTTCCATTTGTTATTCCTTCAGGAGCAGCAGAACCACTTGCAATTAAGGTAAATGTAGTTCCATCGTATTTATATAATTCAGTATAAAATG